TATTAGCGGAAACTTTGACATTCCATTTGGTCCAATTGACATTACTACATTTGAATTGTTTGATATGGAGCAAGATGCTTTGGAGATTACAGGAACAGACCTACAATTAATAGGAGATGAGTTCCCTAAGTTGGTTTACCCAAGATGGGGTAATTTAAAGGCTACTTATGAAGCTGGTTATGTAACTATCCCAACTGATTTAAAGTTGGCTATATTAGACCAAGTTAGCTATGATTACGAGAATAGAGGTTTAGATAGCGACACAGGCATTTGTAACAAGACTTGGAAGGCTTGTCAACGTTGGACAAGAATTTCACCAATTTTATAATATGAAGTTAGGTAAAGCGAAAGCAAACTATATTGATGCCAACACGATGACTCGTGAGGTCGGAATCTATGCTGCTACTAAGACAAGTGATGGTCAAGGTGGATACACTACCACATTTGCCCTACAAAGCACAGTTTGGGGTGATTTAAGACCAGATAATCAGAATCGTGCAATAGATGACCTTGAATTGCAGTTCGACCAAAGAAACCGCCTTTATATTCGTTATGGTGTTACTATAAATGATTCATACGAGGTGGAGATAGAAGGTTCAAGATATACAATACATTCTATTAAGGATGTAGAGAATCAACATAGATTTTTAGAACTAATAATTTACAAGTAATGGCATTTGTCGTAAATCTTAGTGGGTTAAAGGACATACAAGATGCTCTAAAGGATATTGATGGTAAATTAAGGCAAGATGTAGGAGATGAGATAAATGCCTCTGCTTTGAATATTCAAAATAGTGCAAAGAGATTAGCGCCAGTTGATTTAAGTTTTTTAAGGAATAACATTGCATTAGTGCCTATTGGAGATTTGACATTTGCAGTAGAAGCTAAAGCTAAATACTCACCTTATATTGAGTTTGGTACAGGTGGTGAGGTTAGCGTACCAGCTGGATATGAAGATTTAGCAATGATGTTTAAAGGTAGAGGAATAAGAAAAATAAACATAAGACCACAACCATTTTTGATACCTTCGTATGAAACGGAGAAACCAAAATTAATAGATAGATTAAAAAAATTGTTAGATGCTAAATCCTAATATAGAAATAAAAAAGTGGTTTTATACCAACTTGACAAGTTCAAGTGGATTGGTAGTTTACGATGGTTTTGCACCAGATGGAGCAGGTGATGAGTATATTGTAATGACTGGTAGAACATCAAGCCAAGAGCAAGGTAAAACTGGTTACACAAATAGTATTTCAATCACAGTTGATATTATTACAAAAAATGCTAACTTTGGCTATAAACGTGCAGAGGCGATAAGTGATTTAGTGTTAGCAGATATAAACTCGGATACAGATATTACCCTATCAAATGGGTTTACTGCTTCAAGTTTAAGTGTAGAAAGCATTAGAAATTTAGATGGCTTAAACCCTTTAGATAACGTTTTTAGAGTAATAATAACTTATAACATAACAATAACTCAAAATTAAAATTAAATAAAATGGCAGAAACAAAAGTAAGCGGTAGGGATTATATCCTTTTAGCTGACATAGACGGAGATGCAACATTCAAGCCAGTTGCTTGTTTGACTTCTAACTCAATTACATCAACTTTAGGCACAATTGATGCTACTTCAAAGTGTGGTGATTCTTACACTCCAAGTCCTTCTTTCTCTCAAACAATCGAGTGTGAAGGTTTTGCGATTGATGAAACAGGAACACCAGCTAAAGATAGCTACCAACAATTGTATGCTGCACACGCTGCTAAAACATCTTTCAATATTAAGATGGGTAAAGCAACACCTACTGCTGGAGATATTACATATAGCGGTCAAGTGTTTATTAGCGATTTCGGTGTAACTGCTGATGATAAGGATGATGTGAAGTTTACTGCAACTTTCGTAGTAACTACACCTCCATTGACACAGACAGAAACTGCATAATAAAAACCAATAACATATGTTTGAACTTAAGACCAACAACAACACAATACCTCTTAAGTGGGGAACTTGGGCGATGAAACGATTTTGCGAGTTAGAAAATAAAAATCTAATGGAGTTAATTGAAGTTTTATCAAGCGGAATATACGACTTGGACACGATTGTCCATATTGTACAGGCTGCTGCCGAAAGTGGATATAAGAGCCTAAAAAAGCCTATTGACTTCACCGAATTTGAAGTGTGCGAATGGATTGATGAAGTTGGTGGGTTATCTGCAAAGGATGGTCAATTAGTTGAATTTATGCAGTATATGCAAGATTCAATGGTGCCAGAATTGAAGCCAGAGAAAGGCACGGATGAAAAAAAAAATTAGGGTTTTATAGTTGGGACTCAATAATTATTCTCGCTATTGAAGTTGGCTTAACGATTAACGAGTTTTGGCAATTGACGTGGCGAGAATTTTTATTATATAAAAAGGCTTACGAAAACAAAGAAATAAGGGAGTGGGAAAGAACAAGGATGGTAGCTTATTTAATTTATAAAGTAAATACAAGCGAAAAAAGTCCAAAGAGTTTAAAAGCATTTTTCCCATTACCAAGTGATGAAACTACTGATGTAGAAGATTCGCCAAAATTAACAGATGAGCAGTTGGCAAGGACATTAAAGTTGTATGGAGTAAAATAATAAAATGGCACAAGAAACGTTAAAAATTACGATTACCGCAGACAATAAACAAGCGGTACAAAATATACAAGAAACAGTTACCGCAACTAATAATTTAGGTAATGCGTTTAAAACGTTGCCAAATACAAGCAATCAAGCAACAAATGCTTTAACAAATTTATCAAGGGTTGCACAAGATGCTCCTTATGGATTTATAGGTATTGCGAATAACTTAAACCCATTATTAGAATCTTTTCAAAGATTAAAAGTAGAAGCTGGTAGTACAAGTGGTGCTTTAAAAGCAATGGCACAAGGTTTAATGGGTCCAGCTGGTATTGGTTTGGCTTTGGGTGCGGTATCTTCTATATTAGTTGCATTTGGTCCTAAAATAGCAGATTTTATTAGTGGTACTAATGAGGCTACAAAAGCAGAAGAAAAATTTGCACAAGGTTTAAGAGATGCAAGAGCAGAGGCAAGTGAAACAGGGATAAGATTACAAGCCTATTTAAACATTACAAATAATGCAAGTGTAAGTGATGAAAGAAGGACAGAGGCATTAAAAGCGGTTAAAAATGAATTAAGCAAAGTAAATACAGCTTATGCTTCTACTATTACAAACGTAGACCAAGCAAGGGCAGCAGTTGATTTATATACACAAGCATTGGTAGCACAAGCAATAACTTCAAGATATATTGATGAAATTGCTAATAAGACAATTGCTTTAGCAGACGCAAATAAAAAAATACTTCAATCTGGTAGAGAATATTATGCTAATTTAGAAAATCAAAGAAATGCTTATCAAGGTGTAACTGGAGTTGCAATTGGATATCAACAAGCAATAGTAAAAGCTAAAGATGCAAATAAAGAGGCAAGAGATGAAGCAGTAAATTTAAGAAGTGGAATTATTAGTTTAAATCAAGAATTATCTAATACAATAATTTTAGCTTTAGATAATCCATTTTTTAAATTAGATAAAGGAGCAAAACAATTAGCTAATTCTACAAAACAAGTTGCTGATAACATACAAAGAATTGGAGGTCAAGCAAATGCAATAACAAGTGAAATGACTGCTCCTGTTTTAATGCAAAGAGGTGCAGCACCTACAATAACACCACCAACTGAAAATGCACCTTTAGGTGGCAGAACAAGTGGTTTTAATGCAATAGTACAATCAAGAGATACATTAGAAGCGTCACAAGCATTGAAAGGTTATAATATGCAATTAGAACTAGCTAATAGTATTACAAATGCACTTACACCTGCATTTAACGCTATGTTTCAATCTATGGCAAACGGAGAAAGTATTGGTCAAGCATTAGAAGCAACATTTAAACAAATAATTGCCCAGTTAACTGCTATGATTGTTAAGGCTTTAATATTTAAAACAGTTATGAGTGCTTTAGGGCTACCTACATTTGGCGGAGGTGGAGGAGGTGGCGAGTTACTAAACTTTACTCCAATGGGTGCTGCTACTGATGGCGGTAACTTTGTACTTAAAGGACAAGACTTAATATTAGCAATAAATCGTTCAAATTCGGCTTTAAACTTAAGGAGAGGTGTTTAATTATGGCATATAATTTAAAATACAGAGTAACAAGTGCAACGCAAAATAATACTATTTCAGTAGTTGAAATGTATATTGATGAAGCAGTTTCAAGTGTTATTGATTATGATGGAATTAGTATTCAGTTACAATATATTCCTAAATCTGATGACATATACGAACCAATTTATGCAAGTCAATTATCTGTTTCTATTGATGTAACTGATGACCAAAACAATTTACCAAACTTTGTTACTTTAAACGATAGAAAGTATTTAGTAAAGCTAAAAATTGATAACGTTGTAAAATGGACAGGATGGGCATTAAGTGATAATGTTCAATACTCGTTTACAACAGGTAGAAAGGAATTAAGATTTGATGCAATTGATGGTTTAGGTATATTAGATTACTTTCCATATCCTTTTGTAGAAACTGGGATTGTAGCTAAATTTACTCCAGTTAAAATATTGGATTTTTTCACTACTTGTTTGAATCAAATAGGTTATCCAAGTGGATTAAATATATATACAGTATGTTCTTAT